GTATATCTCTTGGGATCTCTGATTTCTGGCGTAATAGATCCTACAACAAAACTCTTTAAATCAGTAAGGATTCTAGATTTTTCAGAATTACTAACAACTTCACCCACTTTTGGTTTGATTGTAATAAAAACTTTGCCATATTCGGGTGGATTTAATGTTTCACCACCAACTACTTTAACGAGATCAGCATTTCCATATAATTGCATAATTAGTGATTCATAATCACTAGTAGTTACTGCTCTACCTTGAGATGCATAATATCTAGGTGCTCTATACTTAATAGATGCAATACTTTCAAATTCAGAACCACCATCAGTAAATTCTGTATTTAATTGAAAATTGATGTTACTTAAAGGAATTTTTTGAATTACTCCACTAGAGATATAATCAATACCGCCAACGAATGTAAAAGCAGATTCCTTCACATTGTTTAATGCACCACCAGCGGTTGAAATATATTCAATATTTACAATTTCTCCATTCTGTAATTTTCTACCAATTACATCATCACCAAAAATAACCTCATATTGTTGATCTTGTATTTCTTCGACAAAAAATACTGTATCAGATTGTGATACATTTACAATAGTATTTTTCTTAGTATACCTAATAGAAGATGATGATGTAGCATCATCTTTTACCGATACTTTAATACTTTCAGAATCAATAAAGTTATTGGGAATAATAAAACGTTGATGTTCATTTGAAGTATCTACTGTATATGAAATGTTGAAAGAAGTACCTTCAAACAAATCAACATCCCTAAAAACTACCTCATCAGAACCAGCTGGTACTGACAAATTAATAGGTTCTCTTGAAATAAACGTATAATTTTTCTTTTCAAATTTTGTGGAAAGAACAGCACCAGATTTTAAAGAAATCTTGTCAATATTTAAACTACTCAGTCCATCTACTGTAATATCAACCGTTGCTTTTGCAGAAGTAAATGATCCTGCAGTATATCCTAATTTTTTAGCTTGCGAAACAATATTATCTCTCAATACAGCAGTATCAAGATTTAATTCGTTTGACGCCATATTGACGTTGTATGTTGTATACAACGTATTATATGCTAGGATATCAACTAGCATCGACAAGTTTGATCCGTCAAAGTCATAATCAGTAAATTCTGACTTTGTTTTGATGTAATTTTTAATCGATGCTCTGAGTTGATTAAACTCAAGCGCTGATACTGTTGGTAATTCCATTTAACTTTCTCTAACTAAAATGAAGTCTACAATTTGTACTGCTTCAGGAATGCCGACTATAAAGTATTCAACGAAACACTCATATCTATTCATGTCTGTATTAGAATCTACACTAATGTTTGATAACAAGATCCTTGGTTCATTTTCTTTTAGAACCGTTTCAATCTCTTCAATTAGTGCATTTTCTGAAAATCCAGTGGAGAGTTCAAATAGATATGATGATGTTGAAGTCCCAAGGTTAGGTTGAAAGAAACGTTCACCGATTTGCGTCAATACAAGGTTTTTTACAGCCTGTTTGATGGCTTCTTCATTTTTTAGAGTTACGATATCTTTCGTAATTGGATTCTTGGAGAAATTAAAGCTTATATCTTTAAAAGCTCTAGAAGTTTTACCCAAATAGGTATCAACCATTTGGGTAGGTGCTGTGGACCTGGATGCGCTAAAAGACAAGGCACTAAACAGTATCTATCGTACTATATATGCTAGCTTTTAGGTTCTTTCTTATCTACGTTTTTCTTTTGTATTTTTTTCATATATTTTTCAGAATCTATTTGGGTAATCAGAGTCATTCCTGATTTAATAAATTCTTGACTTTTATCTGTTGGTGAAATACCCATGTTTTTTTTCCTTATTTACTATCTAGGTTTTTTACTTCGTACATATAGTGATCCGAAGTCTCCATTCTTCTTTTATTTTCTACGCTATACACTGTAGTATCAATCTCAAATCCAGGATTCTCTGTAATACGATTAAATGTCCATGCATTATCGTACCAAATAATACGATTATTAGGATATGCATAATAATTACCAGTCTCTACCTTAAACAGGTGAGCACACTTATGTTCTGGTGTTTCTGAGTAATTTAGATCGGGAACACCCTTGTTTTCCCACGACCAATCCAACGTGAACATATAATCACCCAATGCTTTTTTACCATCAGGTCGAATTAGTTGAGCTTGCAAACCACCAAGTCTCTGTCTCCTCTGTACGTCAACATAAGGACTAAAACAGTCCCAGTACATAATGTCTTCCAATGGTTCAATAACCGCATCTGGTTTCCAACAGAACGCATGTAAAGGTCGTCTTGTCCAGTTAACACCATTCTCTAAAAATGCTTCAAACAATGGAACACGTTTTTCCATGCTAGCAACACTATGGACATCTGCTTTGGTAACTTCACCATGTCCTTTTTTATGATTGTAAAGGAACTCATTACGGATGTAACAAGACCAGTCAGGTAAACTGTGATTTAAGTAAGCCAATCTCTTTCTCCTAAAAAATAGTAATCAGTAAGTTCTATACCTTCAGGAATATCCTTAATAGCGTATAGTTTGCCCGTGTCTTTATTATATGCGACATTTGGGTCATGTGAGTGATTGATATAGTATTGAGTACTTAATTTGTCCAAATCACTATCAATCCAGAACCCTTCTTCATCGCAATAAGTCAGAGTTTCAAGTCTAGATCTTAAACGATCATCAACATCAGTCCATAGTACATATTCCTGCTTTGCAGGAGTGAATATACATGTATCCTTAGGAATGTTTATTAAAGAGAAAACACCCACTCCTTCACAGACTTTACTGGGGGCAAGGTAAGTGTATAAAATTAAAGAATATAATCTATGGACTGGGGAGTTCATAATCGGGTTCATTATATTTCAAAAATTCCCAAAAAGTGAGTTTCATCTCTTTTTGAGTCATACCACAGTTTGCTGCTGCAGCGGGAAGAGTCATTTTTGCACGAAAAAGTGCTTCATTGGACTCTTTAACGTTTTCAGGTGTTGTTTTAACTTTTGATTCAACTATTTTTTTAGATCTATTGTTAGATAATCTCATTCAAGTGCAGATGCAAGACCTTCTGTAAGACGATTTACGTTGTAAGCCATGTATCGATACCCAGTACCAATATACAGTTGTCCTAGGACCACTGAGACGGTGGCTAGACCCCAAAAAATGTAGTAGAACCTAGACTTGACTTGATATTTTAATTTTTTGTTTTTCACCAGAATACTCCGTATTTAATATATGTTCAACTGTAGTAGCTACATCATTCATTGCATCTCTCAATACAGGTCTTTGTCCTGATTCTTGAATACAATCGTTTATATCATCTGTCAGAGACCATCTCCACAAACTTAAATCTGTAGAATACCACAGTTGTATTTTCATTACTTACCTTGACCCCTATAACGTTTTTTAGCATCGTTTCGTGAAGTTGAACCATACTTAGTATGCTTTCCACGACCCTGACGAGATTTTTTAGGTTTAGACTCGATATGAGTACCACCAGTTAAAGAAGACCCACGTGCCATAATGATCCGTACCGTAAATTACTCAATAATTATACCACAGGCTTGACAGCATGTCAAAATTTCTCTATAATAACTCTGTCAGGGTTCAGACAAATCAGGCATATAGAATCTTAGGGGTTGGAGTTGCTATATTTAGTCTTGGCACTGATGGTGGATTGGGATCTCCAATATGAGATGACATACGACCACAAATGAACACCTTACTGATTCCCAGAGCGACTCTAGGACAGACACAAGGACTACAACCCTTACCACAACAGTCAATCCCTGGAGCAGGTACTAGAACCTGTCCTGTGGTCAATTCAGGCAATCCACATAGAAGTTCTTTTTGTACTACTGGTGTGACGACAAAAGGAAAACATTTACAACAACCTAATACTGAAGGTCCATCACCTCCACCTAATGCTTGTACTGGTCTTACCATTTGTTAACTCCCGTAATTGGTATTTGATGAAGTAGATCCGTTAGATTGCGAATCTTGAGTTGAATCTGTACTATAAGCCCAATATTGTTGGACAGAATAACCTTTTTGATAACTATTTACCATACCACCATTATTTTTAAATGGTTCTAGTGAAGTTTCAAAAACATATGATGTATCAAACTGTGATCTTACGATTCCTGTAAAACTAGTTGCAGTTTTTCCAGAATAGTAGATAATTTCTTCACCATCATAAAAATAATGTTCTCGTTCATTAACTAGTTCATTTGGATCGCCTGGTTTACCCATTTGTAAATAAATTTCAGTTTTACGAATCCATTTTGGAACTATAAGGTAACCAGATGACAAAAATAGAGATGTATCTTCAACTAAAATACTATTTGATGTCGGATTTAAGTCTTCAGTCATTTTTGTGGTAACTGGAGAAAGCTGAATTGGATTTCCTTTAGAAAATGCAGATTTTGCAATATTTTCAGAAGTTGTTACAAGATCAAAATCATATTCTTTAACATAAGATGACTGGAATTCATAATTAGCACCTTTCCAACTCTTAGATGGATATACTTCACCTTGACTACTTAAATTGATTTCTTGAATATACTGAACACTAGTTTGAGGATCTGTG